AGGCGGCTCTGACACCGCGACGAGGACGCCCGCCCCGTGCAATATCGCAGCCTGAACACGACGGTTGAGCCTGCCGCCGCACCGGTGACGCTCGCGGAGGCCAAGGCTCACCTGCGGGTGGACGTTTCGACCGACGACACCTACATCTCTGCGTTGGTCAACGCCGCGACCGAGTACGCAGAGACGTACACCAACGAGTGTTTCGTGCATCGCAAACTGCGGATGCGGATGGACTTTTTCCCTACGGAAATCGAACTGCCCCGCCCGCCGATGGCGACGGCCGGCACGACTACGGTGGTGACGATCACCTACACGCTCGCCAGCGGATCGACCACGACGCTTGCCGAGAATCGCTACCGAGTGGACCGCGACTCGACGCCGGGCGTGCTGCGGTTCAACTACGGCGGTTCGTGGCCGGAACACCTCAGCGACTACAACGCCGTCACCGTGGACTGGTGGGCCGGCCGCGGGGCCGACGGCGCGGCAACTTCGCAGCGGGTCAAGAACGCGATCCTGTGGATCGTCGGCCTGTGGTACGAGCGGCGAATGGCGGCCGACAACTTGCAGGCCAACGAGATTCCTTTCGGCGTCAAGGCGTTGCTCGATTCTGCAAAGTGGGGAGCATACGGATGAGCGTCGAAGGACGGATCACGGTCGATGCCTTGTTCCACGACGCTGACGGCACGGCGTCCCTCAAGGTGTTGTCGCTGGAGTCGTCGATGGCGTTCGACGCGGGAGTCGTCGCCGTGGTCAGCGGCACCGCCGGCACCGCTACCGCGGCCGTCTCGACGGCGTCGTACCGCAACGCGGCCGGGGCGACGGTATCGCTGTCCGCGACCCGGCTGGCGTTCGTGTCCGACAACGAGGCCCACTGTCAGGCGGCCGGCAACCGGCCGGCGCTGTTCACCAGCGGAGGGCAGGTGGCGGTGACGAAGATGCCAGCCGGCACGCTGTTCTACGTATTCACGACTGCCGGCACAGCGACCTACCGACTGCTCATGTGGGGGGAGACGTGATCGATCCCGGCCGGCTCCGCGAGCGGGTGACGATCCAGCAGGCCGCCGAGACGCGGAACCGGCTTGGCGAAAGCGTGTCGTCGTGGTCCACGTTCGCGGAGCGGTGGGCGAGCGTCGAAGGCCTGTCGGGCCGCGAAGTGCTTCAGGCTGGGCAGCAGCAGACCGAGGTCACGCACCGCGTGCGGCTGCGGTACGTGGGTGGGCTCAAGGCCACGATGCGGATTCTGTGGCGCGGCCGCACGCTGGAAATCACGTCGCTTCTGGAACACAACAACCGGAGCGAACACGAACTGCTCTGCGCGGAGGCCGTGGTATGAGCATCGTTGGCATCAGCCTGCGGGCGAACATCGCGGAACTGCGGCAGTTGCAGGAAGGGCTCACGACGCTTTTCACTCCGCAAAAAAACGCCGAGACCACGGCGGCTGCGATTCGCAAGGCCGTGCGGCCCGTCTTGCAGCGGCTTGAGGAGATCACGCCGGTCGGCCCCACGGGCAACCTGAAGCGAGCGGCCGCGCTCAAGGTCGTGCGGTACAACCGCGATGGCGTCGCGGTCGGCCTTGTCGGCTACCGGCGTGCCGGTGCGGCGGAATCGACGAGCGCGGCTGGCGGCTCGGTTCGCGCCAGCAAGGACCGGGCATTCCACCAGTGGTTTGTCGAGCAGGGAACGCGGGACCGGTTCGTGGGGAAACTGGCTGACAAGCCGTTCACCCGCAAGTCCCACACCCGCCGCTACCGAAACGGCACGACGGTCGAGGTGCAGCAGCATCAAGTCAAGGGGCAGGGGGCAGTCATCGCGTCGTCATTCAACCGGCTCGGCCCTTTCAAGGTGGTCAGGGCTGGTGACGGCGAAAGTGGTGGCGGCCGCGTCCAGACCGACCCCGCGTACCCGCGAGCGTTTTTCAAGAAGGGGAGAAAGGGCGAGACGGCGATCAAGATCAACGCGTCGCCGCCCGGCGGCCGCGCCGGCGTGCCGCCGCTCAAGACCGCGTGGGACCAGACCCGCCCCGCCGTGGCTGAAATACTTGTCCGCGAACTCCGCATCTCGATGGAGCAGGCCGTCGCTGCCCTGCGGACGTTCGCCGGCGCCCTCGGAGATTGACTCATGCCGGTCCCCCGCACTCCCGAGGCCGTGCTGGCAGACACGCTCGCGGCCAGCCCCGCCACCGCCCGGCTGCTGGGCTTCCGCGTGTACCCGCTGCTGGCCCCTGAGGCGGCCCCGCTGCCGTTTGCGACGTGGAGGCGGGTGTCGGTGCAGCGGCCCGACGCCACGCTCTCAGGGCCGTCCAGCATGGCTACGGTGCAGATGGCCCTGGAACTCTACGCCGCGACCTACGAGGCGGTCCGCGAACTGGCCGACGCCTGCCGGGGCAGTCTGGATGGGTGGTACGTCCATCGGAATACTTCAGTAGACATCCGCAACGTCACGCTGATCGGCGAAACAGACGGCATCGTGACGCTTGCGGGGGGCGAAGCCCCGCCCGTATACGCGGTCACGCAGACGTATTCCATATTCTGGAAGGAGAATGAATCGTGAGTCAGACCCCGCACGACGGAACGGGAACGGTGCTTCGCTTCGGCGCGTCCCTCTACACGGTGACGAACATCGTCATCAGCAACACGAACCCTGCCGCGGCGGCCGACGCGCAGATCGACATCGCGCATCTCGGCCAGACGACCGGCGAGCAGGCGCTGCGGATGAACCGGCCGCTCGTCATTCCGGCCGAGGACGGCTCGTCCGGTCGGCAGATCACCTTCGACTACTACGGCCGCACGATCCTGCTGGACGGAGCGACGGGCACGGTCCTCATCACGGTGGGCGGCACGGCTCTGATCGGAGCGACCGCCGCGACTCCGGCCACGGCGTTCTTCGCCACGGTGGCAAGCGCTCAGCTCACGCTGGCGACGAACGACGTTGTTCGCGGTCAGGCCGTGCTGAGCCTCGTTCGGACCGGTTCGCTGACCTGACCATGACGAGGAGTCGTCGTGGCAATTCCGATTCAGGGCTGCACCGTGACGTGGGGAACTGCCACGCTCACGGAAGTGCGAGCGGTTGAGATCGACTTGCAGCGCGGTCCGCCGCGGGGCCGCACGACCATCTGGACGCTCGACCTCGGGCAGATTCGCGTACAGACCTTCGGTGTCGGCGAGGTGCCTGACTCCGAATACGGCAAGCGGAAGCGGCTCACGGTGAAATGCCCGGTCGGCACGGCGACGCCGCTCACGCTCCACGACTCCGACTGCATCTACCAAGACCGCGGCACGCAGTTGGAACCCAACGGCGTCGTCACGCTTGCCCTCTCGTTTAGGGTGATGGACACCGTTGGTGCCCCATCAAACCCGTAAGGAACACACCATGTCCGCGTTGACCGCTGCACAGATTCTTTCCGCCGATGACCTCGGGCTGCTCAAGGTTGCCGTGCCTGAATGGGGCGGCGACGTTTTCATCCGCGTCATGAGCGTCGGAGAGCGTGACGACTACGAGCGGCTGTGGATCGGCAAGAAGGAAACCGGCATCGCCAACTTCCGCACGAAGTACCTTCAGCGGGTGCTGTGCGACGAGAGCGGGGCGCTGCTGTTTACCAACGAGCAGGTCGAGGCACTCGCGGCCAAGAGCGGCGCGGTCCTCGGGCGGCTGTTCGACAAGGCATCGGCCCACAACGCGATGAGCGAGAAGGACGTGGTGGAACTGGGAAAATCCTGAACGTCTCTCCAACGCGGCGGTTCATGTTGCGGCTTGCTGCCACCCTGCACATGACCGCTCGCGAACTCGGAGAGCGGATGGACAGCCGGGAGTTTTCGGAATGGATTGCACTCGACCGCTACTTCTGCCCGCTACCCGACCCGTGGCGTCAGACTTCGCTCGTCGCCACGTCGATGTTGGCCCCGCACTGCAAGGAGACGCTCAAGCCCGATTCGTTTGTCCCCGTGGAAAAACCGCCGCAGCACGCGTCGCAGGACTTGTCGGCGATTCTGGAACTGCGACGACAACTGGGCATCGTTGAGTAAGTCATGGCAAACGTCCTTTCACTGGCGCTGAAGGTCACGGCTGACGCGTCGGGCTTGAAGCTCGACCCGGTGCAGCGTGCGCTTCAGCGGCTCGGCGACCAGTCCGACGCCCTGTCAGGGCAGTTCGCCAAGTTCGCCGGCGAGTCGTCGGCGGCGGGGGAGGCTCAGAAACGATTCGCGGACAGGTCGCAAGACCTCATCGACGCTTTGCGTGACGGGAAGATCGGAGCCACGCAGTTCGCTATCGAGATGGAGCGGCTGTCGGCGGCGGCCGAAGAGGAAGCGGCGGCATTTGAGCGGGCGGCGCAGATCACGGAGCAGAACCGCAGCGAGGCCGAGCGGTTTGCCCGGTCGCAGACCGACCTGCGGGCGCAACTCGACGCCGGCCGCATTACGCAGGAGACCTACAACCGAGCCGTCGAGGCAGC